TTTTCCGAGTGAGCAATATGGTACAAAGTTATTGGAAGATGGAGAGATCCATTATAAAAGTGCCACGCGCTATATATCTCCTGATAACTCCATTGAAGTGTATGGTCCAACATCTGGTAGGGCTACACCAGCTTCAAGTGTGGTTCCTACGATAATATCAGACTATGTGTATGCATGGACAGGAGTTGAACAACAATGGGGACCACCCCAATTAAAGGGACCTGGTGTTTATCCATATCAAGTAGCTTTAGATCAACTAGCTCATCCGTCTCTATCATTGGGAAGTGTACTGCAAGTTGCCAGTGCTTATTATCTTAATCAGTTTTACCGTGTTTATGATAAGTTACCAGCCCTGTTTTCAGATACTCGACCACTGACTGAAGTTGAAACAGTTTCTGGAATTAAGGGAAAGAGATTTATAGACGCAATGAATTTTAACACTTCACCTGGATGGCCTTTATCTGGGAAGAAAACCAAATTAATAATAGAATTAAATGAGGACGAATATCCACATATAGGAAGGCCACGTACCTTTGTGCCAGAGATATGGGATGAAGTTAATAGGATGGTTGAGTGTTTTAGGTCTGGGGAACGTTGTTATGCAGTGTGGAAAGCCTGCCTTAAAGATGAACCCACAAAATTGAATAAAACCAAAGTCAGAGTTTTCCAAAGTGCTCCTATTGCATTACAATTGCTGATAAGAAAATATTATTTACCATTAGTGCGTATAATTCAGTTGAATCCATTAGATCTCGAGTGTTTAGTTGGTGCAAATGCCGAAAGTCCTGAATGGGAGCAGTTGAATGACCATATGAATTCTAAAGGAAAGAATGTATTGGCAGGTGATTATAGCAAGTACGACCAACGCATGCCTGCACAACTTGTTTTAGCTGCATTTGACATCCTTATTTCAGTTGCTGAATCATTATGCAGTTATTCAAAAGATGATATTACAGTAATGAGAAATATGGTAGCTGAAATTGCCTATCCTTTAATGGCATATAATGGTGATTTATTGATGTTATTTGGGTCTAATCCGTCGGGTCAG